TCCAGTTCCTCCAAAGGATAGTACGCTATCATTTATATAGTAGTTAGAGATTAATTTCCTTCTTTGTCTTCTTCTGCCTGGTACGTCTGGTCTTTGCCGCCGAAACCTTCACCTCCTTGACTTCACCACCAGTAGACTCACCCGAGATGGAGATGATATCAGAGATGTCATCATCCTCATCGTCACCACCTGTGGGTGAAATCGCCGAGGTGTTCACTGGGGGAGCTGGTGGCATCATGATGCCACCCATGAGACTCGAGATGTCAATACCGGGACCCTGCATCTCGTAATTACCCGTTCCACCCACAGGAGCCTCGGTCGCAGGACCATCAGTCTTACGGGTCGTGTTCTGAACCGCCGACATCATGTTTTTCACGAGATCTGGGTTCTGCTTGATGACATCATTCATGTTAGGCATGACCGACTTGAACATGCTATTCGTCAGGTGGAACATCATCGCCGAACCACCGAGCATCATGATCAGTTTCACCTCTGGAGCGACCGAAATCTTGGATCGGTACTTCACATAGAGCTCCTCGAAGACACCATCATAGTCATCGACATTCTCCATCACAGACTCAGACCAACCCTCGAGTTGAATCTCGAAGGGGTTGTATCGCTTGTTCAAAAACTCGAGACCGGTCACACACGCCACGAGCATACGCCGGGAGAATCGGATCGACTGCTCAACATCGATGCTGTATGTGATGCGCTTCACCTCTGTACGAAGTTCCTCGACGTTCGAGTACGCGTTGAGACGTTTGTTCACCGCGAATCCCTTCTTCTCGAGACGTCCGAGTTTATTGATGAGGTCCGCCTTTTCCTCATCCACAGACGAGTATCCCTTAGACGGTTGTTCAGACTGATCACCCTGCTCCTGGTAATCCTGGCCGTCATCAAAAAAATTGGCGTCATCGTCTTCACCGTAATCAATCTCTTCATCAGGAGCGGAAGCGTTTTGAGTCGTCTGTTTGTTCGGGTTGACAAAAGCATCCATGGCCTCCTGCTGTTCAGACATCTGTGGTCTGGGTGGTGGTTTAAACGTTGGTCGGGGGACACGCTGGGGTGCGGGAGCAGAAATTTCAATTTCATCCATGATGGCCTGTTCATCGGCATCCAATTTCATGACACTGGCATGTCCTCGATCGAGTACGATCTCTTCGTCCATCTACTCTTTATACAGAAACTAAAAAAATTACCTTTAACGCAGTTTAAAAAAATCTTTGTTCATTATAAATGTTCACTCTCAATCGAGTCAACCGTAATGCCCTCACCATGATTGTCATTCTTCTTCTGATCATCTCGGCCCTCGCCGCTTTCAGGTCTTCGACTGTCAGCAAGTACCAACCCAGGCCTATCACCACCAAGACTGTGAGTGATCAGTCCATCTTCGACCTCCCTGTCAGCGTCGATTGTGTCGCCGGCTCTGGTAAGAAGGACAGCCCTTACTCCAAGGGTCTTACTCCAGGGGGTGTCTGTGGCGCCCAAAAGCTCGTATCCGACCAAGCTGGATATGACATCACGGGTGGGATCGGTGGATCTTTAATCTAAGCTAAAGATATATGGCGTTGATTACGACCCCTACGGAACTGATTCCTGATCTCCAACACGAGTATCACACCGTGACCATCGATACGATCGGACAAACGGCCGCGAATACATTTACGTGTCATCTTCAGCAACCACTGAAAAATGTCGTACAGGCTAGGTTACTCGCCACAAATATCAACACCGACGCCACGACCAACCACTGTTACATCTCCATCGATGAACTCGATAGCATTTTCACGGAACGTGCGTCGAATGAACCGAACGGCCAAGCGACGACAAGTATCGTCCGAAACTCATTCGCGAGTTTGGTCACGAGTGATAACACGGGTATCATCAGTTTCAAGGATAATTACCCAGTCGTAACCCAATATATAAACCCCATTCGTAGCATCGATCGTTTCACTGTCAATATTCGTAACGAAACTGGTGCACTCATCGCCCCCTCGAGCCCCGCCAAAAATAATTTTATCGTCATTCGTTTCGTGTGTCGAAAACCCAATTTGTAATTTTCTCCCCTTAGAGTAGTATACCATGTCTGCCGGTGTTGTGCAATTGATCGCCATCGGTGCTCAGGATAAATATATCGTGGGTAACCCCGAAATATCTTTCTTTAGCTCAACATTCAAAAGACATGCTAATTTTTCACAGTCCATCGAGAAACAAACCATCCATGGAGCGGTGAAAAACAATTCAATGTCCAGCGTTCAGTTTGAGCGTTCCGGTGACCTTCTAGGTTACGTGTATTTTACGATCGATGATATCACACAGGCTCTCGACGTTGAGAGATGGGATACCATCATTGAAAGTGTCGAACTTTTAATCGGTGGTTCTGTGATTGATAAACAAGATGCCGTCTTTACAGAAAACATCGCCGTGGATACATTCGCCACAAATGTTTCCAAGAGTGCACAAGGTACCCACTCGGGTATCTCTGCTCGATCCTTTTTTTACCCCCTTCGTTTCTTTTTCTGTGAGAGTCCCAGTTTCGCCATTCCCATCGTCGCGTTAAATTACCATAACGTAGAGATTCGCATTAATTGGGCGTCTCAAGCTTCGAATTATAACGTGGAGTGCTACGCCAACTATTACTACCTCGATACCGAAGAGCGCGGAAATATCGCTTCTCGTACGCACGACATTCTCATCACACAGATACAAAAGAGTATCCCGTCTGGAACGAAAATGCAAGAGCTTACGTTTAATCACCCCGTAAAGTACCTGGCGTCATCTAACACCGTGACGGGAAGTGCGCTCACCTCGGCGACGAATAAGATCAAATTAAACATCAACGGTACAGATTTAGCAAACTATCGTTGGGGTAAACCACATTTCATTGATGTAGCGCATTACTATCACACCAGCTTTGTAGCATCCCCCGATTTCTTCCTGTACCCGTTCTGTATATCGACGAGTTCCATTCAGCCCACCGGTACACTGAACTTCAGTCGCCTAAATACAGTCAAGCTCATGAGTGAGTCGATGAACATCATAGATCCTATATACGCAGTGAACTACAACATCCTTAGGGTTCAAAATGGACTTGCGGCGCTACTCTATGCAAATTAAAATACCATTCTATATTAAATGGTCAAGAACTTGCCGACGGTCGAGCGTTCGACCAAAATCAGGTTTGGTAAAAATTGTACTAACGACCAGGCAGAAAACACAATTGTGTTTAATGCGAGTGAAGAGGAAATAGAAGTAGCAACACCTGGGACTACATATCTGACACCTATTCGTATAGATGCAGTTCAACAACAAGGTGTACGCTCGGATGTTATGGTTTTGGCATATAACAGAGTTACTAAAGAGATTACAGATTCAAACGCCATTGCTAGTGAAATTTTAAATTTTAATCTTGCTGGTGCGACTAAAAATGGAAATGTTACACCCTATACTATGCGTTTTGATTCATATACCGATGCGTTAGGTACTTTTAATCCTGCTGCACCAACGAGTATTGTTACCACGGGAAATGTGGGTATCTCTAATCTTTCACCCACGGATACATTATCTGTGGGGTCAAAATTTCATGTAAATGTCGATAGTTCGAACACACTCACTGTTTTGGGAAACACTTATATCCAAAACAAGTTGATTGTCGACGGTGATGCGGTATTTAACGGCCTCGTCACGACGTTACATTCGAACAACACCGTGATTCGTGATGCGATCGTAGAACTCGGTAAAGGAAATGGCGTCGGAGATTCCATACTCGATCTGGGTTTCATAATGACCCGACCGGGTTCTAACGTGGCTGTGGGATACATCGAACATTCGAACGAATTCGCCATCGGGTATACACAATCAAGTGCCGACGATCACACGATCACTCCACTCACCAATGAAGACATCAATGTCCATGTGTACGGTCAAATTTTTACGGAATCGAATGTTGGCATCATGAATGCGCAACCTATACATACCCTAGATGTGGGTTCAAACCTTTTCGTCGACGATTTTGGTTCGAACGTTTTGAGTGTCACGGGTAATGCGAGCATCACCGGGGAAGTGACGGTATCCTCGAATCTGGGTGTAGACGGGGACACGTTGTACGTCAATACGGTCGATGATCGGGTGGGTATTAACACTAGTGTCCCCGATGCAGAACTTCACGTCGTAGGTAACGTCTATGTATCCTCGAATCTCACAGTGGATACGGATACACTCCACGTCGATACGGTACATAACCGTGTGGGTATAAACCAAGTGAACCCCACCAAGGATTTGGATGTACACGGAACCATCGCGGCGACTCGTCGCGTTGATAATTCTGGATACAACCGTATACTCATAGGCGAGGACACGGGTGCCACCATTCACCCGAGTTCCAATTCTCACATGATTTCGGTGGGGTACAGGGCTGGGTACAATGTTCAAGAGTCGAACACCATCGCCATCGGCTTTCAAGCGGGTAGTGTCGCACAATCCGAATCAGCGGTCGCCATAGGTAAACGATCTGGTGAAACGTCACAAGGTGTGAGTGCCGTGGCTATCGGTAGTAACGCTGGGTACGAAAACCAAAGCACATTCTCCGTGGCCATCGGTGAGAATGCGGGTGGTCAAAATCAAGCGAGTAGTTCCATCGCCATCGGTAGAGACGCGGGTACACAAAACCAGGGTGAAAAATCGATCGCCATCGGTGAAGGTGCGGGTAAATACGATCAGGGTGTGGGTGCGATAGCCATCGGATATTTCGCGGGGTATCCCGTCTCTCAAGCATCTGGTTCCGTGATCATCAATGGTGGAACGGATGTCGCGGGTCTAAACAACACGACTACACAAAATGCGCTTTTTATCAATCCTGTGCGAAACGTGAACAATTCAAACATTCTGATGTACAACGCAGACTCCAAGGAGTTTACGTACGGGACCACGATCGAGAATGATGTTCACGTGGCACAAGACTTTATGGTAGATACGGATACACTGTTTGTGAACTCTTCCACGAAAAAGGTTGGTATCACGAATGGTACCCCTGACGCGAATCTACACGTCACGGGTAATGTCTACGTATCTTCAAACCTAACGGTAGACCTCAATACACTCCACGTGGATACAAACAAACACTTTGTAGGTATCGAAACAAAGAACCCGGATGCGACCCTCCACGTGATGGGGAACGCCTACATTTCGGAAGATGTGACCGTCGACACGAATACGTTCCATGTCGATTCGGTGAACAATTCGGTCGGTATCGGGACGGTGGACCCCGATGCCAAGTTACATGTGGTCGGAAACGCATATGTGTCCTCCAACTTGACTGTTGACACGGATACGTTACACGTGGATACCGTGAACAACTCCATAGGCGTTGGGACGGTATCGCCTGACGCTAAAATACACGTGGTCGGAAACGCCTATGTGTCCTCCAACCTGACTGTTGATACGGATACGTTACACGTGGATGCCGTGAACAACTCCATTGGTGTCGGGACCAAGACTCCCGATGCCAAATTACACGTCGTCGGAAACACATATGTGTCCTCTAATCTGACTGTGGACACGGACACATTTCATGTAGACGCTGTAAACAACTCTGTTGGTGTTGGGACGGTGTCTCCCGGTGCCAAGTTACACGTGGTTGGTAACGCGTACGTTTCTTCGAATCTGACCGTGGATACAGACACGTTTCATGTGGACGCAGAGAACGACTCTGTTGGAGTCGGGACTGTAAACCCTGATGCCAAATTACATGTCGTCGGTAACGCATACGTTTCTTCTAATCTGACTGTGGATACGGATACGTTACATGTGGATGCAGAGAACAATTCTGTTGGACTTGGGACCAAGACCCCCGATGCCAAATTACATGTCGCGGGTAACGCGTACGTTTCGTCGAATCTTACGGTGGATACGGATACGTTACATGTGGATGCGGAGAACAATTCTGTTGGACTTGGAACCGTGAATCCCGATGCTAAATTACACGTCGTGGGTAACGCGTACGTGTCAGACGACCTCACGGTCGCCACGAATACCTTACACGTGGACGCGGCGTACGACTCTGTTGGTGTTGGGACACTGACACCCAGTGCCAATCTCCATGTCGAGGGTAATGTGTACGTGACATCGACAGCCGATATCGACGGAACCCTACGACTGAATAACCCTACGACCGCCCTGACGACGGATCTCACGTCGAACGTCAACATAAAAGTCGATCAATTGTACAACGTCAATCTCGACGGACCCGTCACTGACCAGTTACTCGTCTATGATGGTACAGATTGGGTGAATGAATATCCTATACACACATACATAAAAATTCGAAACGCCGAAGATGATGTCGACATCAATGCGGGTGATGCCGTCTACGTCAAAGGGACACATAACGCGAATATACTCAATGTCGGTCTCGCGCAATCGAATAGCGCTGCTACGATGCCTTGTATCGGTCTTTCGAATCAGCTCCTCACACCCGGTCAGGAAGGAACAGCGGTTGCGTACGGTAAAGCTCTCAGTGTTGTGACCGAAGATTTCGTCGCGGGTGAAACTGTATATGTGAGTAACGTCGTCGCGGGTGGTCTCTCGAATGTTAAGCCATTCAATAACGATCTCATTCAAAATGTTGGTATCGTGACAAAAGTGCATGAGAGTAACGGAGGTGTCTTCGTCACAGGTATCGGTCGTGCGAACGATATTCCCAACGCTCAAATCGTTTTAGATGAAGATGCCATCAACTATGTGTACGTGAACAACGTGAACAACGATTTCAAAAAAATTGAACCTTCAAATTTATTAACTCAACTCCAAACGTTCGAACAAGTTTCCGCGGCTGGAAACACAGTCTCAAATGTTATGGAATTTAATAACGTGACGACCGGTCTCGTCACCGTCGCCAACGTCGAGGTGGGGTCCAACATCTCTGTGGCTGGTCTCATCGATGCCGTTAACAAACACGTACCCATGGTGGGTACAGATGGATTCTTGGAAAAGTC